CTGGGACTGGAACTGGTTCTGGGACTAGCTCTGGGACTGGAACTGGTTCTGGGACTAGCTCTGGGACTGGAACTGGTTCTGGGACTAGCTCTGGGACTGGAACTGGTTCTGGGACTGGTTCGGGAAGCGATTCAACAACTGGCTCGGGAACTGGAACTGGCTCAAAATCTCCCATTATATTATTTACTAATTGAAAATATTTTTATTTTTAATTTAAAACAAGTTTTATTAATTTAAAAATAATTTTTAAATTAAAAATGTAATAATGTCTATTAAAATTTTTTCATGTCACCAGATATTCAATGAAAACGCACTTGCTTTATCTCAAAAATATAATTGGCCTATCGAGAATATTTTTTTTCCAAAAAGTAATGATGTATATATATTATTCGGTGCGAATTCGATACCAGATGTTTTATTAAACGCACAATTAAATGCTCAATTCAAATTTTATTATATTATATTAAATAGTGAACAAATCGAAAGTTCTTACTTAAAAAATGAATGTTATATCAAACTTTTAAAAGACAATTTTGTTTTTAGTTACAGTAACAATATTACAAAATGGATAGAATACAATTTTAAAATTAAAATTCTCGGTATGTTCTATTTTCCATTTATTCGCCAGAATTATAATTATAATTATAATAGAGAATATGACGTTGTATTTGTTGGCAGTAGAAGTGATAAACGTCAGCTTATTTTAGACAGACTTAAAAAAACGTCTTTAAATATTTATTGCGATTTTGAATGGAAACATACAAATCCTGAAGATCTAAGTAATTTATTGAATAAATCTAAAGTAGTTATAAATATTCCGTATTACAACAACAATTCTTTGGAAACACATCGCATAATTAAAGCACTCTCATGTGGGTGTGCTGTAATTTCTTTGAGATCGTCGGACGACGATTTAGACAATATATTCGAAAATTATATTTATTTTACAGCTGACATATTTAAATGTGTTAATAAATATTTTGATAATAAATTAAAACATAAAAAAACGTATGAAGAACTGATTGAATATTTAGATCTGAATATTGGAATTAACTTTGTTGATAAAGTAAACAAGACAATTATCGACCTAAAATTAAAATAAATTTTCTTCCTCATCCGATTCTTCTCCAAACCCGTTTATTATAGGTCCGTCCGTTTCAGAATTCATTTCAGAATTCATTTCAGAATTGGTTTCATTTTCTGTATTATTACTTTTTTCGCTTTTTATGTATTTAACAGCTGGAACCCCGTTTGAATTAACGTATTTTTCTGCGGTGTAGTCGCTCGCGAATTTTGAGCCAAACTTGTTAAGCATGTGCTGACTTAACTGCTCTGGATTCATGTCGTATACCCGCATATTTTTAGTAACTGGAATGCTTTCGGTATTATTTTCATTTTCATTTTCAGTTTCAGTTTCATTTTCTTCATAATTTTCATCGTAATCGTGGTCTTCGTTTTCATTTTCATTTTCATTTTCATTTTCATTTTCATTTTCATTTTCATTTTCATTTTCGTTTTCGTCATAATTTTCATCTTCTCCAAAATTATTATCAAGATTATCAAAATCGTCTACAGTTAAGTCGTCAAAAATGTATCCGGTGTAGTTGTAATTTTCAGTAATTCCGAATTTTGTTGCTTTCTGAGTAGCAATATATGGTCTAACTACATCTTTTATATAACTTGGATTCAAAATCTGTAAAGTGTTTGTCATTATACCCTGTTTGCTGTTCAATAAAGCAAAAGCCTTGGCGCGTCGCTGCATTTCTTTTGTTACTGTTTCTCCTGGGTTTAATTTGTAAATTCCAGATATTACATTTTCATTTAATATTCTTAATAATTCAAAACCTATTTGTTTAAAAATTTTTAATGTCGGTGCCTGAAATGCTTTAACAAACATGCCTGTTGGACCCGTTACAAACCCGATAAAATATACAATTGGAGCTGAATAACCGTATATATAAACTGGAATGGCTCCTAAACCAATCGCATCTACCGCCGGAAACGCTCTTGTTATGTCTTCCTTGCTTTCTACCTGATATCCAACGTATTTAATCAATGATTCGAGATCTTGTGCTGATAATGGATTGATTTGTCTAGACGATATATCCGGGTCTTCATATGGAGATACATTAAATGTAGGAAATTGACGTGGAGCTATCGTAGGCGGAGGACTAAATTGTGGAACCTGTGGTATAGATTGTTGCATCATCGGCAACGGATCGGATGAAGAGCCTGCCCCAGACGAACTTGGAACCACTCTGGAAGGACCCTGTCCTGTAGAATACTCTGGAGTTATTCCAGCCGAATTTAAACATGCCCGTAATTGACTTTCAGATAAATGAGCAATCATCCAATTAATTATCTGTTCAGTTGTTTTGTCTTCAAAAAAACTTATCGATTCTTGACTCATTTAATAATATTAACACATTTTAATTTTTGAAAAATAATTCTTAATATCGTTTTTATATCATAATTATAACGCAAAGTTTATTTTAAAGAATCTAGTGCTTCTTTTATAGCACCTGGATTATTTGCAGCAAGTATTAATAATTCTTCCAAATAGGACTCTGGATATCCATATGTAGCTATCAATTTAACGACGTCTTCATTTATTTTCTGCTTGACACTATCTTTTTTAATTAGTTCAACCATTTCTCTTCTTATATTTATCGAGATATTTGTATTAGTAGACAATGTTGTGATACATTTCATTAATAAGCCGGCCATATTTTTAGTATGATCGAACTTAATAAATTTCGTTCCCTTTTCATTAAAGTACTTTTTTCTAAGAAACGGCAGCAATGCGTATTTTTTGGCTAAATCTACGAAATATAATTTTATTTCTCGTGGTAGTTCTAATGTTGCGATTGTTTCTTCGTTTTTCCATGGAATAAGTACTTCTCTCATATTTAAATCGGGGTTTATGATGTCTGTATTTATAATCTCAGAATCTTTATAAACTACAAATTCTCCAAATTTATTCTGCCCAGTTTCAACAAATTCAAGATCGTATTCTTTATTCGGAAATGAGTATTTTCTTTCGTAGATTTCGTTGAAATTAACCTTCTTTGGTATTCCAGTTCTTAGATAAATTTTACCAGTAGAAGGGTTTTTATAATGAATATTATAAGTTCCATCGATCAGTGGCACGGCCATTTCTTCCAAGCGCAAAATGTTTCCATTTTTGTTTATGTCAACATCAATCGAGCACTCTTTCAACAAATTTTCTATCTCAGTATTCACTGCGTACTTTCTCAAAGACATCATTGCCATTTTTTGATCTATACTCACACTCGATAAACTTTTCCAATTTTGTATATTTCCTATTCTTAATGCTTCTGACGCCTCTGTGTCTACTTTTTGTCCACCAATCGAAAAAACTGAGTAGTGTCTGTATATATCTACATATTGTTCTACATTCGGTAAACTAGAATGACTACAATATCTAGATGCTCTAGCTATGATTTGATTGATTCTAGATTCATTCCACCACGGTTCGGTAATATGTACTTGCTTTACATTTCTAAAAGATACACCCTCCATAACCGAGCGAGTACCTAAAATTACTTTTAATACATTTCCAGTATTATTTTCAGGCGAATTGAATTTGTTTCTTGCTTTTTTAATTAAATCACCAGTTTTGTCCTTTGTTTTTGTTTCAGAACTCCATATGAAGTATCTATTTTCTCCGGGACCGTATAAGTCAAAACTTTTAAATCCGCATGCCTCGAGTATAATAGCAAGTGGTTCAACTCCGTACGTTAGCCAATTTGAGAAAATAAAAACCGGTCCGTTACATAATAGTGTTAATTCTATTATTTTTGAAAATTTATTAGAAAACTGTGTTACAAAGTCTAGAACGGCTCTTTGTTCAAGTTTTCTTTTTAGTAATTCATTCTTAAAAATTTGTAAAGCTTCTTTTTTTTGCGCAAGTGTTTTATTTACCTGATTTTCTTTTTGAGGAAGAGCTATATTTGAATACTGTTGTGTAGTTACGTATATTCCAGTTACCTTGTCCTCCGACGCCGTGTCGTAATTACCTAGTAAAATATTCTGATAAATTCCAAATCCTTCTGCGTTTTGTGTATTTTTGTCCTTAGAAGCATCGGATACTAAAGCACTGATGTAAAGTGTTTTGTGCTGAGGTGTAAAAAGATGTTCAAGTGTAATCGTTCGCTTATACGGATAAGCATTCGGATTACCACCTTTGAAATATGAAATATATCCAGAACATAAATAACTAATTAAATCTTTATTAATTACACACGAATTCTGTGAAATCCAAGTTTTTCCAGATTTGCTTTCAGTACAATTTCCTTCTTCATCTATTTCTCCTATAAAAAATTTATAAAAGTCTTTTTGAGTAACTGGAAACGGTATTCTAGGTCTTAATAAATTCATAGTTAATGCCAGTTCGTATGGATTATCATAAACAGGTGTGGCGGACATCGCTGCAATTTTTAATCTTGGGTGAAAGTAATACTTAATAGCGTCATACAATTTTTTATAGAATATACCTCCCTCGGATACTAATCTTTGAATTTCGTCTATTATTAAAAGTCCGTTTTCACTAAACAATGCAGAGTCTTCGTTTAACAAACGATCTCCTTTTATCATTGCACCAGTCTTTCCAGTTTTATACAATGAATTTATGAATGTTTGATGACTCACAATATCAAAGGTTCGAAGTATACTAGATCCATAATAAGATTGTTGTTTAGCAAGTTCTTTTACTAGTATTTGGTGTCTATTTTCTTGGTCCGTAAATAATTTCTTAGTAGCCTGAGATGTATCTCCGTCATCTATTAATTTTTTATATCTTTCTAATATTTCATACGCCCTGTTTGCTTCAGTCATTTTTAAATTGAGCATTACATTTTGAACATCTGAAACGTAATAGTCGCGGTCTTCATCTCCCTCTCGGTGTAAACAAAATGATGGACATGAGAAATATTTACCATTTCTAATTTCCCCCGAGATTTCTTCGAAATATTGATCGACAAGTGGTGCTGGAACAGCAAATATAAGTCGTCTATTTGTGGAATTTTTGAGAGCTTCTCCTATAACTATAGATGTACACGACTTTCCTGAACCAAGTCCGTGAAAAATAAGTATATTATTAAAATTTGAAGCCGGGCCCATTATTTGTCCCATGAATTTCTGTTGCGGAGTAAGAGACATATCTGGTATTTTACAGATCTCATCATTGGTTTTATCTATGTATCTTTCATTAAATTCGAATGGGGATGTTTCAGCATCTGGAAAAGCTTTTGAAGAATAATTGGCGTCTATAAAATCATACATTTCTTTAGATGTATATTTGTCAACGTTATATAAATTTGGAAATATTTTACCTTCGCAGTTGATTCGATTTTTTTCGCGATCTTCTGGATTTTCATAATAATATTGTAAACATGCCATATTATTATGAAAATGTAATATTTTAATTTTGGATTCTTTTCTCAGATAGTCCGATACATAATTATATTTTATATTTAATCGGAAATCTTCATTTACGAATCCGGTATGATATCCATTTAATCGACGTTGTTCGCGAAAGGTCATCCAAAGTTAAAATTTCTAACCAAGGGTTTTTTATACTTACGATTAGATTTGCGATTAATTTTTTTCGAATTTATTTCTTTTTGCAGACGTTTATACGTTTTATATTTGTACTTCCCATTTCTAGATTTGTACATTATTTTAATTTTTATTCTTTTAGCAGTGTTTTGTAATTTGTTAAATAATAACGCTTTATTTTCAAGTTCTTTTCTAGATAAATACTTTCGTTTACCTCTTACATTTTTAGTAATTTTTATACCAACCGATTTTAATTTTTTCTTGAGTTCTAAATGCGACATAGATTTAATTCTTTTTGAAATATTATTGCCCGTTTTTCCAAATCTTAAACCGAAAAGCGGTAAACAAACATCCTGTACAATACTAATCTCTTTTATATCGGCGTACATACTTGTAACAAATAATCTTCTAAAAGCTGTTCTGTCCATCGTTCCGCCATCTAAGATTACTGTAGAACCTAAAATTCCGGCAAAAATACCAGTAATTCTATCTACAGTTACAAAAACTTTTGGCTTTGGAGTTGCTGCATAACTAATAATTTGTAAAAAGTCGCCGAGTGTTTTTTCCATTGTATATTTTGTAACCATATCCCTAAAATTAGCCTCATTAGCAACGGATAATATGTGGGTACCGCCATAGCTGTTCCATTTATCAGCTATTTTAGTAATAACGGAACCAAGGGAATTAGTTTTTGGGGCAATATCGTGAGTAGACATATCCTTACCTAAAAACCTACTTACCCTAAGTTTTATATCAGGGACCATTAGAGCCTGTTGTGTTGGATCAACTACTCCAACAATTTCATTTTGTGGTTGAAGTGTAGCAGTTAGAATATTTACGTTCGTATTTCCAATACGAACGAATACGTTTATGTCCTGATTGTAATACTGGTAATAACATCTTTCAAAATCTGTGAAAATTTTACCTAAAGTACCAGTTTTTGCCGGATCGTTTGCAGACGCAGAATCTAATACTAACAATTGCTGGGCACGGGTCACTGCATTTCGTATCTGTACAAAGTCTTCTACGTGATTTACAGTTGCGCTTGTAGCATCTATTTTGACAACAACGGTGTCCCATTCTCCAAATAATAACGGTATAGGTGTAAGCACATTAACAATATTTGAAGAAGTTGCATCTGAAAGTATGTCCTGATGTTCAACCAAAGAAATTCCTAATATTCTAGATATAGCAAATGCTACATTTTTTGCAGTATCGTCGTTAAAAAAAAATCTGCCAAGAATAGAACTGGAGTAATTTTTCGCGGTTCCATCGAACTTAAAAGCTGTACAGCTACCGATGCGTAGTTCTAAATTTATAATACATAAGCAATGACCTAGTAACACATCAGGATTTAAATTAGGGATGTTACTGGCAGCAACAGCTTCATAACAAACATCAAAAACCTGATCAATAGTAGCTTCTCTTAAATGCTTTAACAATTCTGATGTATTGTTTTTTAACGTCGTGAACCAATATTTTTTTCCTAGTTCATTTCTCACCCGTTCCCTGGTGAAATCGTGAGCCTTATCACAACCTAGCAGAATACTTATAAAAATAGTAAATATTAGCGGCTCAAGATCTCGTCGAGTTATAAAGTCCATGTCAAACCACGTAGGTTTAATGTTTTGAAATGTAGGATTGTTGTACAAATCATCGGCTCCACGAAGTGCTTCAAATGGTATTCCATGTGGAGTTGCGTCTCTCAGTCTTAGTAAGTATATTTGGTATAAATCTAAACCTGACATATCTACTTTTGCTAAATTAGGCGTGGGTATCGGAGCTTGATTTAGCTGCCTTCGTTCTTCTAGCCTTATGTTTGCGAACTCCCTCGCTCCCCTACGTACTCTAGGACTACGCTTAAAAGTACCGGATTTAAATCCTATTGGAATGCCTGATGTAAGCTTTTTCATGGATGGCCAAGAATATTTCCATGACATACTATATTATTATACATTACATAATTATTTAATTTTCTAAAATATTGATTACTTTATTTATTGTTGGTATACACACGTTAACTATCTGAGATATTCTTGATTTAGAAGGCTGTTTAAGACCAAGTTTAAACTTAACAACATAAAATAAAACACCTGCTGTTATCGATTTAGGAGCTACAGACTCTAACTTTTCTATATTTAATGTGTAGATTTCATTACATATGTTATAAGTACTATATGGCAATCCTAGTTCCGAACAGAATTTAATGAATGTATCATTTTCTTTGATGTCTATTTTTTCTTTACCAAGATGACCATAAGTCTTATTGTTATCCATAATTTCCATGAATATTTTTTCACCCTTTAAAAATCCCTTTTGATTTCCATCCGTGATATCAATAATTCGTTGCCTATCCACCGGAGTATTATTGAATACACATGAATAATACAAACACGCTGAAATTAATCCATTTCTTACCGACGCCCGAGTAAGTTTACCAGATTCCATACATATGTGCCACATGTTTTTAGCTGTAGGAAGAACATTTTGATGTATTCCAATATTTGTACAGTAATTACTCAATTTTTCCGATATTATCCAAAAAGTCTTTTGTTTATGACTAAAGGTTTGTTGATAATGTATTCTCATCATTAGACCATATTTATTAAATCCGGGAATTGTACCGGGTATATCATATGGATTATCGGATATATACGCATCCGCGCGTTGAATACTGACCTGATACGTGCCGTTGTCATTTTTGTAAGTGTTCCATTCATTGGATTCAAAAATAGATGTAAAAAAAACTAGGCCACAGTCCTGACATATTTCAGATTTTTCTTTTTCATCGATAAATTTTTTAAGATGTTTACACAAATTACAAGCGTCATGTTTAGATAACTTACAATAAGTGTCAATGTAAGTGTCATTATCACATTTTTCATTTTCATGTTCATTTTCTAATTGTACCTTTTCAAAGTCTTTCCATATCTGATCTACATCTGTGAACATAATACAATGTCGCTTTCAATGTAATATACTACCAATTTCTTTAATATTCTTCTAAAAACGCAATATTTTTAAGGTGCGCTAATTTATTCTTTTAAATTAAAATATTAAATAATAATTAAGTTATGTATAAAAATAATTTTATCATAAATTTAGATCGTGAAAAATGTTTAGTAACTATACATGCGCAAAAATTTGATTATCGAGAAGACGACTTTGACGATTTTTTAATTCTTTTTGAATCTACGTGGAATTTAATTAAGAAAGAAAATTTGGTGTGCCATTTATTTATAAATCTTGAAAATTGTAAGGGAAATCATAACTTTCCGCTGCATGTTTATATTAAATTATCAAGCTGTTTATCAAATCTAAATGAAACGTTTAATTCGAATTGTCACGGAATATCCATTTTAACCGAAGATGCTGAAAGATGGAGAGTAATATATAATATTATTATAAAATTGTGGCACCCACCTATAGAAAGACCTATATTATTAACAGATAAACCATCTGAGATAAAAATGTTCATTAAAACTAATAAATTAATAAAATAATTAATAAAATGATTTAATTATTACGTTTTTTAATTTATAATAAGAAACTAGTAAAATAGTAAATTGATAAACAAATGCTCAAAGTTATTACTTGGAACGTCAATGGTATTCGCTCTCGTATTTTCAACGACAAAATTTCGGCCAAATTGAAGAAAGACACTTTAATGGAGATTCAAGAAAATAGCCCAATAGACATTCTTATAAAGGAAGAAGATCCGGACATTATTTGCCTTCAAGAAACTCGTTGTAGCATTGCTATTTCTAAAAATTTCAAGATTCCTGGATATAACTCGTATTTTAACGAATCAAAATCTACTGGAGCAAGAGCCCCAGAAAGATATTCCGGTACGTGTATTTTTTATAAAGAGCATCTAAATTTAAAAGACATTCAAGAACAGATTCCTGGATACGAAGACACTGAGGGCAGAATTATAGTGGCAAATTTTGATAATTTTTTACTTATTACGGTATACGCACCCAACTCTGGATCTAATTACGATAAAAAAATAATCTTTATCGAAGCTATGATAATGTATTTAAATTCACTTGAAGGTAAAGTTATCTTCTGCGGGGATTTGAACATCGCCGTTTCGACTCATTTTGACATTAAGAGCACTATTGCAATGCCCGGAATTTATCCACACGAACTAGAATTCTACGACCGTTTAATTAAAATTAATTATAGAGACTGTATAGAAAATGACGACATAGTTTTTACTTGGTGGGATACACGTAGGGCAAAGGAAAACGGAATGTCCATTGCTAGAAATAGAAACGAGGGATGGAGACTTGATTACTTCTTTACTAAGAATATTAATCAAGGTTCCAGTAAATGTTTAAAACACATCGGGGAAAATAATGAAAATATACCACTTGCTAGCGATCACGGTGTTGTAGTTTTGAATACATTGATTGATTGATTGATTAACTTATTTAATCTCCTTTTCTATCTTTAAAATAGTAATAAAACGAAGCAACTAAAACAAGTGTCATAATAATACCAATTATTAAAGTCATTCTGTACATTATAACATCAACTGGCGCATCGCCGCACGTGTTTGTAGCGCAGCAACCTCCCAAACTTGGATTATTTGCTACTTTAAGCGCATTAAGCGAAGAAAAAACTGTCCACACCCATGCAACTAATACAAGTGTAATAAAAATAAAAAATGGATTATTAGCTGGCATATAAGTTATTCCCATTTATTATATTATTATATATATTTTAATTTTTTGTTTTAAATTTAAACGTCGTTCCAAAAATCTTTCAATTTCAAATTCAAAATTTTTGTATATTCTTCAGTTAATGTTTTCATTTTTTCATTTAATGTATCTATTGTATCTTTGCTAAATGAGTGTATTTTCATGTCAGTAAGATATCTATAACTATTTTCAACTTTAGAGTATTTTTTCATCTCAAGTTGAGAATTTATAAATTCAAGTGGCTGTCTGAATACCTTGATATTTTCATGGATTACGTCATCGATGAATTTTATTTTAGCTGTTATTATATCTAGTTCACATTTGATTTTATTAATCTGGTATTTCTGTCGTTTGAGGTAGTATTCATTCCTAATTTTCCAAAATCTAAAAATTATTTCTTCTGCGCTTTCCATTTTTACTATTTTATCATTTTCATCAAATACATACATGTTTTTCCCTGATATATGGGACATCAATTTTAATTTTTTTTCTATTTCTCCGTTGGTAGTCCATTGTATTACATTTTCCAATGATAAACTAACTTCAAAATGAATAGTAGTATCAGTTGAATTATTCTTATAAGAATAAATTATTTCGTCGGTTTCAAGTTTATCCAAAAAAGTTTTGTAATCTTCTGTCCAGGTTCCGATCGGTAGTTCCGTAATAATTATCTTACCGTTTTTCACTTCATATAATCCATGTGATGTCCATTTGTTAGTTTCAACTTTAATAATTTTTCCAATAAAGCCCTTGTACCACGGCATCAGTTCTTCAATTTCACAGTCTTCGTTTTCAGTCAGTTTCAGTAGTCTATCTTTTATGTCTTTTGGATTAAAACATGGAATATCGGTAGAAAACCCCGTTCCGATCCCCCTCGATCCGTTTATCAAAATTATCGGCAAATTAGGGACGTAATATCTCGGTTCAATAGAAAATCCATCATCGTCGAGATAGTCTAATATATTGAAATCTTCTGGATTAAATAACTCTTTAAAATTTTTGGAAAGATTGGTAAAGATGTATCTCGGACTCGCCGAATCTTTGCCCCCGAATAGTCTGGAACCAAACTGTCCCACTGGTTCTAAAAGATTTACATTATTAGAACCCACGAAATTTTGTGCTAAATTTATAATTGTATCCTGTAGACTCGCTTCACCATGATGATAACTCGAAACTTCAGATACATATCCAGAAAGTTGTGAAACTTTTATTTCAGAGTATAAATTTTTCTTAATACAAGCAAAAATTACTTTTCTTTGTGAAGGTTTCATTCCATCTATAAAATTTGGAATAGATCTTACGTTGTCCGCAATCGAAAATAAAACTAGTTCTTTATTAATTAATGTAGATATGTCAACTTTACAAACTGTATAATCAAGTGTTTGAGGATTTTTTATATTGTCTAATATCCATTTCTTTCTTGAGTCCGATTCGGTTTTGCTGAAAGCAAGATTTAAATATTTTTCATCTTCTTCTGAACAGTTTTTATAATCGAGAGTTTTCATTTCTTTGAAGTACTCTTTAGCTTCAAGGGTTGTGCTAGTACCAAGTCCCTTGTAATATTTAATTTTGAATTTAGATGTATCATTCTTTTCTTTCCACAAATTGTAATCACTGATATTGTAAAACGGTGTTGTTAGGTTTTTATGTGAAACTTTAACAATTGGTGTAATCAGGGAAGACACAAAATCCGTTTTGAGTAGTTCTGGCCAGCCATCTCCTATAAAATTAATAATGAGACTTTTGATGTGAAATCCATCTGTATCCGCATCTGTCATGATTAGAATTTTTCCATATCTAAGTTCTGAAACTGCTTTGTATTTTTTACCAGTTTGAAGTCCGATGATCTTTTTAATGTTATTAATTTCTTCATTGTTGGCAAGTTGAGCATAAGTGGCAGTTTTTGTATTTAAAAGTTTACCACGAAGTGGAAAAACTCCGTAGTGATCTCGGCCTACTATAGACAACCCCGAAATCGCAGTTGCTTTAGCCGAATCTCCTTCTGTAAAAATAATAGTACAGTTTTTAGAGTCCTTTGTTCCAGCTTTATTTGCGTCATCTAGCTTCGGAATTAGAATCCGTCCGATTTTTTTACCGTCAGTCTTCTGTAGAGATTTCTTTTCTTTTGCTTCCGCTATTGCCAAAATGCTGTCGATGATGCCCAATTTTGCGATCTGTGATATAAATTCATCCGAATGAGTAAATTTAGTTCCAAAGTCTGACACTTTGGTGATGTGTTTTTCCTTGGTTTGTGAAGAATAAGTCGCGTTGTCGATGAAGCAATTTATAAAAACAAATAGATTATCCTTGATGTATTGTGGTTTGATAGTCAGATTTTTGTGTTTTTCTTGAATTAGATCGGTTAATTTCTTAATTATTGGATTTATAACGTGTTCTACGTGACTTCCGCCATCAGATGTACATATTCCATTAACAAACGATATACATTGAAATCCATTTTGAGATGCTGATACAGAAACTTTCCATCGTTCATTTTCACTTTCTTGAATTACTCTTGGACTTGTTTTAATATTTCCAATGTAAACAGAAATATAATCTGAAAAATTTTTAATGGGTAATTTCTTACCGTTTAGAAAGATGTCTACATATTTAGGTGTTATAGCACAGATGTCGAAAACCCGCTTGATTAGAACTTCATTTGTGTCATCGGATATACATTTTACTCCAAATTTTTCGAAATCTGGATAAAATGTAATTTTTGTATATTCTTTAGACGAAGATGTAATGACCGGTTTTCCGATAATACTCAAATTTTTTTCGTAAGTTTGGGTGTATTTTTTACCGGCTTTTGCGGTTTCCACTGTAAATACATTCGAAAATATAGCAGTAAGTTTAGCACCGAGACCATTTAATCCACCTGTAGTTCTTTTAACGGTGTCGTCGTAATTACTGGAAGTTAATAAATTCGCAAAGATTAATTCTGGGATATAAATATCATATTCTGGGTGAATTTCAATAGGTATTCCGGAGTCATTGTAAACTGAAATGAATTTATCGTTTATTTCTATTTTGATACATTTAACAGATTTGTTTCTCTGTACCTCATCGGTCGCGTTAACCAAAATTTCATCGAATATTTTAAAAATACCAGGATTCCACTTACACATCTTAATTTCCGATTTATTAGTTTCTAGATTTACAACCCAACATTCTGTTGATGTACATTTTGTATCCCCGATGTACATACCAGGCCTTGCCAGTATGTGCTCTATTTGCGTGTATTTTTTGTAATTTTCCGTCATTGTATCCCAATAGTTTTATTTGCTATTTTTTTAAACTATTTTTTTTTTAGCAATAATTAAATTAAATTAATTTAAATTAAATTTTGAGTTCTTCGATGTATTTTTCGATTTGATTAATAGTATGTATGCCATTTATTTTTTTAATTTTGTTGCCATATTTAATTATTATGTATGGAATAGTGTAAATTTTATTTTCCATTAAATACGATTCAAAATTTTCGTTGTCAAAAGATATATAATAAATAAGTGAATTTGGAATAGTTACCAAAATTTTATCAATTTCGATACACGGAATACACCAATCTGTTCCAAACTTAAAAAATACTATTTTATCTCCATAATCTATTTTAATTAAAGTATTAAAAGTTGTAAGATCATTAATAGTAATGCCCATTATATTTATATTATTATAATGTAATATAGTTTAAATTCTTAAATGATAAAATGAATTGGTTTAATTTTATACTTTATTTTATAAATAAATTATAAATGGCGTTTCTAGATTTTTACACTTTAGATCTAATGCATTTAATTATAATAGGTTTTTCAAGTTTTTTGTTTTACATGTTATTAAATAAATTTGATAAGGAAGAAAAATATAAAAAGTTGTGTTTCGGAATATCATGCTTTTCGGGTATAATAATAAGTATAATAGTTTCATATTACACTCTTGAAACTGATATACCTCTAACTTCTAATTATTTTGATTGATTATTTCGTGGAGTATTTTTCTTTTAAAAATATTATTAATTTAATAATGTCTATTAGTTTATCAAAATTTAAACCTAGAAGTATAGAAGCAAGAAGAACTACTGGAGCGGGTCCGCCAACTATTGTATTTATAGGAAAACGTGGTACAGGAAAAAGTACATTGGTTGCTGATATATTATATTATATGAGGCGTATAAAAGCTGGAGTTGCTATATCGGCAACTGAAGATGGAAACGCGTATTATTCTAAATTTATCCCGGAAATATTAATTCATTCAGAATACAAACCAGAAATAATCCAGCAGGTAATAACTAGACAGAAAAAAGTAATTAACTCTGATACTAAAACTCCAGATGGCGATGTTTTTGTTCTATTGGACGATTGTATGTACGACAAACGAATGATAAGAGACGTGAACATACGAGGAATATTTATGAATGGAAGACATTGGAGAATATCATTCATGCTAACTATGCAGTATTGTATGGATTTGCCACCAGATTTAAGATCAAACATAGACTACGTATTTATTTTAAGAGAAAACATAATTCAAAATCAAGAAAAAATATACAAAAATTTTTTTGGAATTTTTCCACATTTTAGTGTATTTCAAGATGTTCTAAATAGTTGTACAGAAGGTTACGATTGTTTAGTCTTAGATAATACTTCTAAAAGTAATAACATTCAAGATTGTGTATTTTGGTATAGAGCAAAACCAACTAGAAATTTCAAAGTGGGAACTAAAGAACTTTGGAAATATTGTAAAAAAAATTACGATGAAAAAAAAGCAAAAGCTATACCAGAATACGATAAAAAACAAATGAAAAAGAAAAATACTCCGACTGTTTTAGTTAAAAAAATTAAATAATTTGATTTAAAACTTATTTAAATACAAAAAAATAGGTTTTTATGGATAAAATTGAAAAGTTGCTCAAAATACCGCAGTACGAACAACGGTCGCAAGAATGGTTTAAACAAAGAGAAAACAAACTTACAAGCTCCGACGCGGCAACTGCTTTAGGTATTAATCCATATCAGAAATCGCATGAAGTTCTTTTTAAAAAATGCGGACATGATTTAAATCCGTTCGTCGGAAACGTGGCTACTCTTCATGGTCAAAAGTACGAAGATGAAGCAATAAAAAAATACTGTAAAATTACTGGACAGATAAATTACAATTACGGTTTAATAGCTCACGAAGATGTATATAACAATAAAGATTATTATTGGTTGGCTGGTTCTCCAGATGGAATTGCTATTTCTACAACCGAACCCAATGCTAAACCGATATTACTTGAAGTTAAGTGTCCTTATAGGCGAGTTATAAAACATGGACAGATTCCAGATTATTACCTGCCACAGGTTCAGTTGAATATGTTTATATGCGATTTAGAAATAGCCGATTTTATTGAATACAGGCCACCAAATGAGATAAATATTGTACGTGTTAATAGAGATGAAGATTGGCTAAAAGAAAATCTAAAAAAACTGGAGACATTTTGGAAAGACGTCGAATTTTATAGAAATAACAACATTAAAACTCATCCAAAATTTCCAAAACCAAAAAATATTATAGATTTGACTGATAAATTGTTGGACGAATCAGACGAATCGGAAGTATTTATTTTAAGTGATTATAGTATTAAAGAACCAGATGTAAAAAAATCTAATTCTAATTCTAAATGTAAATGTAAAACTAAATTTAAAAGTTCGGAATCGGAATATATCATTTTGAATAATTATAGCATAAAAGAT